CCCATTTGAGGATTTCCAGAATCAATTCTAAAATCTGGACCATAAGATGAATAACATCTTTTTTCCCAATTTTGTTGGGTAGAATTTTGCTCTCTTTCTCTTTCTGCCATTTTAGATACAATCGATAATTTGTACAAGTCTTCCTGCAGTATAACCTGCAGCAACATTTGGATCTCCGGGAATTCCAATAATTGGTTTTAAAATAGCACCAGTTCCAGTGCTCGTTCTAATCCTGAATTCTGGTATAGTTGTTCTTGGAATTATAGCAACAGGGTTAGTTGTAACAATTCCAATTGTAAGTGGTTCGTCATCGCCAATATTATTATATGGAATATCAAATGGGTCAACAATAATATCTGTAGAAGAATATCCAACACCAGGATTGACAACTAAGATAGATGTCAATCCTATATTCATAGAATTGCCAACACCAACGGTGATGTTTCTTGGAAGTCTTCTTCTCCTATCTATTTCAAAAGTATCTGGATCTAGTGGCAATCCTCCAGGAGTTGTTATTCTTGCGTCACTAATTGAACTGTCTGATGTATTTGGATCTATTGCATAATTTTCTCCAATTGAAACCCTAACAAATGCTTCAATAGACCCAGTTTCAACATTAATTTTACTTCTGTAAACTGCCCCATATCCTTTTCCAGCAGGATCAACAATTTCAACAAAAGGTGGGAATTTATAACCAAATCCAGGGTCATCCAATATTAAATCAACAACACTGCCAGTAACTCTACCATCCGCATTTTTGACAAATCCTTCAATTACAGGTCTTGCAGATGCAGGTCTAAATGCTTCATTTGGTATTTCAACTGTCTGTAGACCTTCTTCTGTTTCCTCAACCACTTGAATAGTTTCAATTCCACCACCACCAAATATTCTAACCTCAGGTGGAACTAATGGTACGGAAGTATTACATTCAGGCAATCCAGATTCTGCTCCTGGTTCAATTAACCCAACATCTTCAAGTTTTTTATTAATATCTGTTCCGATTGCAACAGCAGCATTACCAATTTCTCTAGTTATTTTTGCATTTTCTAATATTGCCTCAACATCATTAATTGCATCAATAGGTCCCTTACCAATTGTATATTCTTTAACAATACCTCCACATTTTTCATTACTTTGACCACATTCAAATATAGAAGAAATATTAGTAAATGCATCTACACCACTAGTTAAAAGACCAAATATATCAAGACCTTCTCCAAGCAATCCTCCAACTATTTCAAGAATAGGACCCATAAAACCTTCAACTCTTGAAATAATATCATTGATTAATGAACCAACAAATTGTGTACCAACACAACTTACAAAATTTAAAGCATTATCTATTACAGAATTTAATAATGATTCAACCATTTCTGGAAGTTGATTAGTTATATTACCAATTCCACAGAATAATGCTTCTTGCAAAAATCCAATTGGTTCTAAAAATGATGCTTGAGCACCAACTCCAGCTAGTAAAGCCTCAGTAAAATCTTCAATTGGACTTGTAATTTCAGCAAAAAGTGAACCAAGACCCTCTGATAGTATAGGTGCCAACTTCAATGCTAATGTTGTAAACATATTACTAACAATACTGTTTGCAGCAGCAGTAATTGCTCTTACAGACTTAGAAATTTCTAAAGCTTGATTAATAAAAGCAGAATTCAAACCCGTAACACTTTCAAAAAGATTATTTACTATTCCAGTAATTGTTCCAATTGTACTGTCTTCACAAGTATCTGCTAAAGGAACTTTTAATCCAATTCCAGTATATGAAGGAACTTCTTTCCAAAATTCCGGAGTATTTTCTGGAAGACCAGAATTTAAATTATTAATATTATTGTTTATATCTTCAATAACTTTTGGTGGAACATCTCTTGGAGATTTTTGACTTTGTGTGCTATTTTCATTAGACTCTCCAGCAGGAAGAGTTTGTTGTCCTCCAGATTGTGGTGCGGGAGTTCCAGTCGTATTTTGGGGATTTTCAATTCTACCAGTATATCCAGTAAACGGTACAAATGGGGCATCATACTTCTCTTGAGAAACTTCTGCAGTTCTGCCAAATACCCCAATAATTACTGGAAGTTGAGCGTTATCACCATCGAGGAAAAATCCAAATACAGAATCAGAAGGTCTTAGTTTTGTATTTTCAGCAACATTTCCTGCACCAGAACCAGAAGTTGTTGGTAGAAGAATTTGAGCCCAAGGAAGGTCTTCATTTGATAACTCTTCATCATCAAATGGATGATATCCCATAATACGAACCTTGGTTCGATTTCCCCAACCACCACCATTAGCTTGGTCGGCAATACCGTCACCATCAAATGGTGCAACAGTTCCTACCCACCATCTAAATCCATCTCTCCCAACAAAATTACTTCTTAATAGTGATTCTTCTATCATATTTTTATTTCCTTATGCCAAATGTATCTCTCACTAATTTCATAGATGTATATGAAGCATTAGTGTCAAAGTGATGACATAATTCCTTTATCATATATAGACCACTTATTTCCTCATCATATTCTTTAGCGTCTACGGAATCAGTTACTTGCGGAAACTCGCATTCAATAACATCCCCAGCATTTAAATCTAGGTTGCAAGGAACTATCACATTTAATGATTGTGTTAAAATTAAATTATATCTCATCAAAGATTGTGATTGATATTCTGAGGGATCTGCATTATTATCTTTACTAACTTCTTGAGTCAAAGTTCCAATGTCAAGTATCTGCGAAAAAATTCTTGTTGGTGTGTCCCCCAAAGTTTTTCCGGGTCTTGAACTTATTTTTGGTAATTTAATGTCTCCGCCTAAAGTATCAACATTTTTGTAATCTTCAAAACTATATCTTCCAGCATTTGGTGATGTTACAGTAAATGTTAATGGATTAAAAAACATTCTATCACTAGAATATGCACCCATTCTCAATTTTTCAACCAAATTTTGATTTTTGTCAACATAATGACTGTAAATTTTATAATCATTATCAACTTTTTTTGTCCCTTCATATGCAGGATATGATTGGGAGTATGTATATTTTGCCTTTGATTCTTGTTTTGATAAAGAAGTTAGTGACCTAAAATTAAATCCTTCTTTCGTTTGATAAAATACAAATCCACCATCACCATCCTTTCCTTTTCTTCTAGATGCATTAGTCGCTGGTAAAGATTTTGATGCTAACCACACTAAAATTGTAAATGGTTTTCTTAAGTTCCCAATAAAATCATACTTATTAGAAGTTTCTTCTATTTCTTGTATTTGTTCTGTCAAAAGAACTTCTTCTAATATTGTCCTCACAGAGTCGCTAATTTTTGATGTAAACTTTTTTGTAACTCTATTGGTTTCATTCGATATTGCTTCTCTAGAAACAAGATTAAGAGTAAAACTTTCTCTGGCATTTTCTGCAATAACATCAGTTATACTTTGAACATAAAAATACTTTTCTACAGTACTAAAATCCAAACTTGAATTCATTGTTTCAGAGTTTGGATTTATTTTTAATGCCACTCTTTCACCTCCCCGTAAAGGAAGTCCATTATAAATTGATTGATTTTTTGAACCATCACTTACAGTGTTTCCAACATTAAATATTTTTAACTTTGCAGTTATTGTTGGAGAAAAAATATCTTCATAGTAATCAAAAGTTATCGCACCATTAATCAAATCAAGAGTTTTTGATTGATCGTTTGATTCAATTGTTAATACTTCGTATATTGACTTTTGTACTGCCATTAGAGGTAACTAAGATCTAAGAGGAATTTTTGTTTCATAAAGTTATTTAACAACTCACCCATTGATGGTCCAGAAGATTGTTGAGATGAACCACCAGAAGACGCTACAGACTGCTGTGGTTGCTGTGATGAGGGAACAACTACAGAAATATCTTGACCTTTTCTTTCTGGTGTAATTTGTTGTGCTACTGCTTGTTGCCTTTGCTGAGTTGGTGCTGAGGATATTTGTGCTTGTGGAGTAGATTGGCGTTCTTTTTCTGTAGAAATTTTACTTGCAGAAGAACCAGTTGCTCCATGAGAAACAGTAATTCCTCTACTACCTATAATTTCAGCCTCTCTACCATATCCACCCCTAAAATAAACTTCACCAACTGCAAATGGGAATTTAGTTGCAGAACCTGGTTGGGAAGGAAAAGTGCGTTTTACATTTGGATTAGTTTCTTGAATATCAACTGCAGCACTACTTCTAGAATCGTGTGCTCTTTGTTCTGCTGCAATTTGATTTCTAAGTATTCCAGGATCTTTAGATGCATATTGGTCTAAATTTCCAAACCATACGGTAGAACCTCTTGCGTGCATTGCCATTACTGCCTGAAAGGATACTTCTCTAATATTTGCCAATTCCTCTTTTGATGGATTTGCAGTTTTAGCATCAATATGAAAGTGTGTAGCATATTGTGCTTCGCCTTCACTTCCAGAGCCACCTTGAACAAAACCACCAGCACCTGTTTGAGGAATCAACTTCATAGTGCCCGTTGATATTGATGTTGGTGTTCCTGTTGTTCCTGTTGGAGATGTCTGTGTTCGTTGTCTTTGTAAAGATTGTTGATACCTTTGCTGTATTCCTTCTAATTTTTTAACAGGTTGTCCATAGTAACTATTACCACTCAAAGTTGGAAAAGATGCCCATTCGGGAGAAAGTTTTGATGATATTTGTGGACTTATCCCCTGTTTTTGTAATAAATTTTCTAATTCTTCTGGACTGTTAAGTTTCAATCTTCGCAATATCAATTGAACAGCGGCTGCATCTTGCCTCTCTGGTGTCATAGCTCCACCTCCCACAGTATTCCAAGTGCCAGGCATAAATTGATATCTACCAAAAGCAGCACTGGAATAGTCTTTGCTATGAAAAACTTTATCCGGGTGTTTTTCTGGGTATCCTTTTCCAGAATACTGAGCACCAGTAAAATGAGTTAAATATCCATTATTTGGATGACCGGCAGTACCCTCAGCATAAGCAATTGCATCCAATAAAGCATTAGTTGCTGGACCAAATTTTCCAGAGGAACCACCAGTGCCGGAGGAAGAAGAACCACTATAATCACTACTATATGTCTGAGTTTGACTGGCAGCATCCTCAGTAAATCCTTCCCCAGGTTCTGGAATTTCCTCTCCACTATAAGAACCAACTTTTATACCATCAATTTCTTTTGTAATGTCAGTTGTAAAAACATCAATAGTGTCTTTAAAATCTTTTTGAAGACCTTCTATAGAATTGCCAAGTTCTGTAAAAGAATTTCTAAGTTTTCTTTCACTATCAAGAAAATCAAATTTTAATATATTATCTTTGAGTGAAGTTAATACTCTAAACGAAGATTGTAGTATATTTCCAACATTAATCACAAAACTTTTTATAATTCTTCCAATTTCATTAACTCTAGCAATAAATTCTTTAGCATATCCAATCCAAGTAGGAAGTGTTCGTAAAATCCAACCAGCAGCAATAAAACCAAGTGCTTTAACTAATCTACCAATTAAACTTCCGCCAGTTTTTGATACTGCAGCAACAACATTGGATGTTCCACTTGGAACTGACCTCCTTGCCTCTCTTTCATCTTCCCTCTCCATTCTCCTAGTATCAAATTCTCTTCTTCTTTTTGTCTCAAAGATATCAGAAAAAATTTGCTTACGAACTTTAATTCTAGTGTTAAGGAGTTTGCTAATATTTTGAACACTTTTTTGTGTCTGATTAAAACTCTTAGAAGATTTCTTAAATAAAGAATTTGTTTCTTTTGTATCTAATGGTTTTGGTGGAATTAATGTTGTTGCTGCCATTTTATATCACCACATTATAATTTAATTTTGAATATAAAACATAAAAATTATCAGGATTGGATGAAGGTATCATAGGAACATCTGTTGGTGTTGGCGGTGCCTGAGGAGATTCCTGCGGCGCCTGTGGTTGCTGAGCGACTACAACATTTGGTGCAGGTTCTTCAAGAGGTGCAATTGACTGTGGCGAAGTCATTTTTTCTTGTGAAGGATTTATAAAATCGAATGATAAATTTTTAGATATATTAAAAATATTTGATGTATCGCCAGATGATACTTCTTGAGTGGATGGAGAAGTTAATTCTGCAGGTTGCGCTTTTTCATTTTGCGGTGATATAGATTCTGCTTTAATTTCAGCAGCAGGCGTAGCACTTTCAGTATTCATTTTAGATTCACTACCCAAAGAAAGTTTCAATTCTTCAGGTTGAGGCATCATAGTATTTTTTGGTTCCGCAGCATCTTTACCAGTTTCAACTGGCTCTGTTTGGGATTTTATTGGACCTAATTGTTCAGAAGATTCTGCTGCTTTTGGTGGAGCACCAGTCATTGTCTGTGTTGGTGTAGAAGTTGCTACCGGTGGTTGTTTAGTATTTTGCTGTGGTTGAGTTGAAGTATCTTCCTTTTTCTTTCCCAATCCAAATGTCCAATCAAAACCACCACCAGAATCTTCTTCTTTTCCTTTTACTAACTCTTTACTTTTCTGCTGTGCCCATATTCCAGCACCAATCACTGCCAAAGGTTTTAAAAGTCCAGGCAGTGGTAATTTTGATGCTGCTCCTGCAGCTGCAGCACTACCAAGTCCACCAACAGCAGCTGTCGCAGGGTCTTCTCCAAAAGCAATATCCAATCCTGCTGTAAGTCCTGCTCCACCTAAAAGTTTTGCACCTCCACCCAAAACACCTTTACCAAAATTTTTCATTCCACCCCAAAAACCACCACCAGAACTTGCCGATGGTTTTCCCCCAGAAGAAGGTGTACTTGTACTTGAAGGTGAAGTAGAACCCTTTCCAGATGATGTGGATGATGTAGAGGAAGCAGAAGAATCTGCGGAAGAAGCGGCACTAACCCTAGACGATTTTCCCCCACCAATTCCACTAAAAAGACCAGAAAAAATTCCACCAATTTTTGATGCGCCAGAAGTAAATATATTTTTTATCCCACCAAAAAGAAGTCCTGCAACTCCCCCAATTAATTTTCTTAACGCAAATTTAATAGCAGCAAATCCGGTCTTAATTGCTATAAATGTGCCAATAACAAAACCAACATTCTTAATGACATTATCTTTTATTTCGTTTAATGTTTTTTGGTCATCTTCGGAATATGCTTTTATTGTTTTTAAAAGTTGTACCCCAAGATATCCAAAGAATAAAGTTTGAATTGCTCTTCCAACATTAGCAAAAACACCTTCAACTTTTTTTGCTGCAGAATCAACAGGTGCCATTATGGCAGTTTGAATTCTTTCTTCCAGTCTTGATTCTCTACCTAATCTTATTCTTCTTTGAGCATATCTATTTTCTTGTTCTTGCTGTTGCTTTAATAATTGCTGCTCAGTTAATGTATCCTTTTGAAGAAGTGCGGCAATATTATTAATACTCTGAGAAAGAGCATTAAGTTGATTTTGAAAATTCTGAAACTGTTGCTGCATATTTGCAATAACAGTTTGATTTTGTTTTTGTGTCTGAACAAATTGTTTAGTTTGCTCAACAAATTGTTGCTTTTCAGTTGATGCTGCCTGAACATTAGGGGCTGCCCCACCACCAAAGACAGATGCTCCTACATTTTTTATTGATAGACCACTTGGTAGTAAAGGTACAGCCATTTACTTATGAAACCCCGCTTTTATGCTTTAAATTTTCTTCTTCAATATATTGTTGAAGTAATGTAACATAAACTTCTTTTTCCCAAGGTATCATATTTTCAATCTCTGTCAAAGAGTATTTATGATGTTGAACTAGTGCAAAATTAACTTGATAATATGATGCAAGACTCTCATGCACCATAGCTAGGCGAAAAAAGATGAAAGACCCTCCAACACTACAGTGCTTTTTACATTAGTTTTAGGATTTGTTACCTTAATTTCATGACTTAATTTTGGCATAGTCTCAAAGAAAGATTCAACTTTTCTAAATTGCTGTGGACTTAACTGCTCAATAAATTCTGCCAATTCTTTTTTCGTACATTCTGCTGCAGACCAAGATTCTTCCTTATTGTAAACTTGATCAATACTTGAATAGATTAATTCAAAAGTATCATTAATACTATAATCTTCCCCAACAAAATTATTTTTTATAAACTGATCCATTGATGGGTATTTTAATCTAAGTGTCAAATCATCATCAAGTTTAATGTCTCTAGAGTGTTTAGGATCAATTTTGACTTTAATATCATCCAAATTGATTTCCATAGGAACTTTTGTTACACCATCGTCTGGACAGGTAATCAATACCTCAACAGTTTCACCGACAGATTTCCCCCGAATATTCAAAAATAAGTATTCAATATCAAATGATGATAATTCATTAACTTTAACCCCTCTTGTTAAAATACAATTTGAAATAACATCTTTAACTGCATTTGTTATTTGTTGGGGGTCTTCACTTTCCTGTGCAATAATTAAAATTTTCTCTTCTTTAACTAAAAAAGGTCTAAACTTTATTTTTTTATTATTTGATGGAATAGTCAACTCATATGTTGGAGTTGCAATTTTTGGTAATGGCATAATCTATTATTACTATATTTTTTATTTATTATCTTAATAGCGTACCTAAATCACCAAGATTATTAGAAATTTGACTAACAATATCTACACTATCACTTCTTCCAGGAATATATCTATCATATGAAAATGTTACATAAATTTTTAATATTTGCGAATCACTATAACTAACTTGCACTGGTTGAATTGCTTCTGGAAATAATCCCTCAAAAGTATATGATATTTGTCTTTTATAATCTCTATCAAATTTATAAATTCTAGTTTTATTTGATTTATACTTTTCCGGATACTTTATTCTTGTAAAATAATCTTGGTCATTAATGGAATCAATACTACCAATTCCATATGAACCACTACTTATAAATTCCAACCAAGTTTCAAAAAACAATAAAGATTTATATTTTTTATCAACATAAAATCCCATTCCTATAGTATTGCCATAATCATTTCTAGCGTGGGCAAATTTTTCAACCATTCCAGTCCTATGACCAAATGCCTCAAATGTAGCAACACTAGTTCCTGGAAGATTTGCTTCGTAACAAAGAAGACCCAAATCTTGTGTAATAAATTCATTACTTATATTTTTTGCTGCCATATACGAAGTCAATTCCCCGGATGGAATAGAAAATTGAACTTCATAATGAGAAGTTTGTGCCAGATTGCGGAATAAATTGGCAAAATCGCTTATTGTAGTTCTATCTCCTGGTGATTTATTATTCTTCCATACACCAGATTTTTCTCCACCTTTTCCAAAATCTTTTCTTCTTCCTGGTCCTTGTACGGCCATTTCTAAATACTACTATGGAATCTATACTATGTATAATGGCATATAAGGGAAAGTATCAACCATCATTTCCAGAAAAGTATAAAGGAGACCCAACCAATATAATCTATCGTTCTTTATGGGAACGAAAGTTTATGGTCTATTGTGATAAAAATGAAAATGTCCTTGAATGGGGAAGTGAAGAAATTGCCCTTCCCTATCGTTCTCCAGTTGATGGAAGAATGCATAGATACTTTCCAGATTTTTATATTAAGGTGAAAGAAAGTAATGGAAATATTAAAAAATACTTGATTGAAGTTAAACCAAAAAAGCAAACAGTCAAACCAAAAGTTCCCAAAAGACAAACCAAAGGATATATTCGTGAGGTTTATGAATATGCTAAAAATATGGCAAAGTGGGAATCTGCAAAAGAATTTTGTAAAGACCGAAATTGGGAATTTAAGATACTCACAGAAGATGAATTAAATATTAATAAATATTAATTAATGCCAAGAAAATCTCTAAAACAAAGAAGGGAAAATATCCTTCATAATAGTAAAAATAGAATTGCCCCAGTTCTGGATGTTCTGATTGGTATAGAAGACCCTGATGATTTAATGTTGGAGATTATGGGTGTGTTAACTGATGTAACACCAGTTCCTGATGTTGGTAAGTTCTATACATTCCTATATCAACCAAAATCTGAAAATATTCAATATGATGCACATCCACTTGTTGCAGTGACTGGTGTGTTTCAGTGGGGATTTAAAGCAATAAATTTTCACTGGGGAGAACCAAGGCAATATACATACATAGAACTTCTTGGAAATTTATATGAAGTGCGTCCAGAAGAGTTGGATGATATTAGAACTTTACCATTTGCAAAATTCCAAATAAGTTAATAAATATTTAAAAAGTAATGGCATAATGGCCCCAACACTAAGATATCCTCAAAAAAAGATAAGGGATAAAGATGATTGGATGATGATTAACATTTACCAATATAAACCGGGAAGTTTTTCAAGTTCTGGGTTCTCTGTTGGTGCTGGAGGAGCGCAAGGTTCAATAATTCAAACCATTTTACTACCAATCCCTGTAAATTTACCCGCCAATAATTTAATGACTCCTTGGGGGGAAAGCAGATTAAATCCTCTTGAGGCTGCTGGGATGGGTGTAGCGGGAACAGCAATAAATGAAGGTATCCCAGAGGGATTAAAAACATTAGTTGACAGTGGAAAGAAAGTAATAGATGTAGCTAAGTCTAACACTGCAATAAAAGGTTCTACTATAGCATTATCTGCATTAGCAGTTCAACAACTTGGGGGAAATCTAAGTCCACAACAAGCACTATCAAGATTTGCTGGAATTACATTCAACGAAAATGTTGAATTAACTTTTAATGGAGTTCAACTTAGAGGACCAAATACATTTGAATTTCTCCTTACACCAAGAAACGAAAGAGAAAAAGATACAATAAGAGATATAATTTTATCTTTAAAAGAAAATATGACTCCTTCACAAGGAACTGCTGGTGGAGTTAGTGGAATATTTTTAAATGCTCCAAATGTTTTTGAAATTTCTTATATGAAAGGTGGAAGTAAACATCCATTTTTAAATCAATTTAAAACAACTGCACTCCAAAATTTATCAGTAAATTTCACTCCGCAAAATTATGCCACATATGAAGATGGGACCCCAGTGAGTATGACACTCACACTCACATTCCAAGAATTGACACCAATATATAAAGAAGATTATCAAAATGGAAAAGCAGGTACTACTGTAGGATACTAAACTAATGCCATACTTCAGAGAACTTCCAGAAATAGATTACCTTTCATTTTTGCCAGACAGGCAAAAATCTGATGAATATGTGAGAGTAAAGAATTTATTTCGTAGAGCAAAATTAAGAGATGATATTATTAATCCCCTAATTGTATTTGATAAGTATATCATTCCTGATGGTTATCGTCCAGATAATGTTGCAGAAGAACTTTATGGAAGTTCTCAATATGATTGGGTAGTTACCATATCTGCAGGACTAACAAATATAAGAGATGAGTGGCCATTGTCGGATAATGATGTTTATAGATATGCATTCAAGAAATATGGAGATAATCTTTACGGAACACATCATTACGAAACAGTTGAGCAAAAAGATTCTGGTGGAAGAATCATTCTAGATGGTAAAAAGACAGTAAGTAATGTAATGCAAATACCATATCCATCAAGTGGAGTCGAACTTGGAGAAAATGAATTAATTGTTGGGATAGACCCAGTATTACAAACGCTATCTGGTAATTTATATGTTCACGATACAAATACCATAAAAACAACCGAACAATATGGTGTTTTTAACTTCAGTATAGACAATGAATCCCAATCTGGCGGGTCTTGGGTTTATACACTTGCCGCAGAAAGTATAGAAAGTGATTTAGTTTACGATTCAATATCATTCTTATCTAAAGATGGTTATACAAAAAATATAAAAATTTATATTGAAACCGACAATGATGAACCTTACATTTCATCATACAAATTAGATTCATCTCAACAGTCTTACATTACATTTTACGACAATAAAACCGAATCTACTGTTACTAGAACAAATATTATTAGAAGAATAACAAATTACAGTAATGAAATACTAATTAATAATGCAAAAAGAGAAATTAATGTATTGAAACCTAGATATTTACAAGAATTTATTCGTGATATGAGAAGTATTATGAAATACAAAAAATCATCACAATCATTTCTTGATGCAAATGGAAATAGAATTATTAAAACTGAAAATGTTAGAAATTATGATACTTATGGAAGAACATTTATTAGACCAAATCCAACAGAAGTTATTGTTAACGAATTGGCATAAAAAAGTCCCCTTAAGGGGACTTGTAATTAACTAATCACTCTTCAGCAAGTCGTGCGAAGTATGAAAGTTCATCATCATCTTCAAGAGAAGGACTGAGACTGCTGAGTTCACTACGGAATTCGTCAGTCAGAGGAGGTGCGGAACCTTCATCTTCATCTTGTACTTCAGGGTCAAGACGAGGGCGGGAAGTAGAACCTTGAATACCTAGAACACTATCAAGACGCTTTTTGAGGTCTTCATATGACTTGAAGTTTGTAGGGTCAATAAACTCATTCAGAGAATACTGCTTCTTCCAAATTGCTTCTAGAACTTCATCATCACCGTGAAGAACTGACATTGGTGCAAAGGAAGAAGAATCATAGTTGCGATAACCAGCAACATTCTTTGCCTTCAGTTTAAAGTCTGCGCCAGTCCAGAAGTCAAATGGGTCAATTTTTGCATCATCCTCAAACTCAGGATTCATTGCTTCTAGAATCTTATCAAAGATTTTTTTACCATACTTAAACAGGAAGACTTTACCTTCGTTTTCAGGATTTGCTGGGTCTTTCACAACATAGATGTTGGAAATATAAGACAGTTTGCGTTTTTGCTTTCGCGCAACTTCTTTGTTTGCATCAATTCCAGAGTTCCAGAGAGAGGAATTGTGCTCACAAACAGGACACTTTTGATTGAGAGTGGTAAGGCAGTTATCAATTAGCCAACCACCAGTTCCTTGGAAAGCGTGTGAATAAGTCTTGACAAAGGGCATATCTTCGCCCTCTGATGCTGGTAGGAAGCGAATAACTGCAAAACCGTTGCCAGCTTTGTCACACTCTAGTTTCCAGAGACGGTCATCTGCAGAACCAGCAGAATTATTCATTTTCTCAACTTGCTTCACAAGTTTTTCAGTCAGTGAACCAAGTTTGGACTGCTTTTTAAGATCGGAAAAGGACATTAGATACCTCGGATTAATTGGATTCGTTGGATTACTTGGATAGTATAGCAGGTGTCGGATCGGTTGTCAAGGGGTCAGTCAAGATATTCCTTGAGGGAATTAATCGTCTTCTTCATACTATCAAATAATGTGTTGATGTTTGTGTCTGAGGAGAACCCCATAATAGCAATTGATTTCCGTATATTCTCTTTCATTTCCAGTGCTTTTGGGTCATCAGAAAGTGAAAGACGAGTATACATAATCTTCTGTTTTTCAATTAAAGTATTTAATTTTTCAATGTGTTTCAGTTTATCTTCACGATTCATATATCCAAAATTTAAGACACTCTTATAAATGTCTTCTTGAAGACTGTTAATATTCTTCAGTTCATTTTGAATAATATCAGAATCAAAGAAGTCAGACATTTATAATTTGCCTCAGAATTTTTCTGTACTGTAACACATCGATATTTAGGAATGAAGAATACTTTTTAATTTTTAAACTTACGGTTTCCCACACTGGGTCCAAAAGTTTCTTATCGTAATCTTTTACGAAAGAAAATACTTTATCATAGATTACCATAGTTTCTGGAGAAATTTCCCCACCTAAAAATTTCTTCAGTACAAGAGGATGGCCCTTAGAACATTTAAATATATCTTCTAAATTAGTCATCTCAAATAACTTTTCTGATTCTTCTTTGAAGACATAGCTCATACTTTGCTGTCGTCTTTTCCAGTCAGTATAAGTTCTTTCTCCAGAAGTTATAATTTCACCAATCCAAATTTTAGATGGGTCACTTGCAGAAACAAAATTTGATACAAAATATTCAATGATTTGCTCATCGGACATTTTGCGGCTTGTTTTTTCAAAGAAGTACTTATCCTTCCTTTTATTAAAAGAAGAGACAGTTGCTCTCGATTTTCCTCCATACTTAAAAAAGTCATATTTACTGTTCGTAAAATGACTTTTAAGTGAAAGATAAGTTTGATAAGTTTCAAAGGGAGTCACTTTTACCATACAATAAGATGATTATCAAAGAGGCAGTTTAGCGCGAGTTGTCTTTTTCATAAAGTTTAGTTGAATTGCGTCCCATTTAAGGCGTTCCTTAAGTGGTTTTGAAATAAGTTTCGTGACGGATTCAATCTCAAGATTATTATATTCACAATAAGAAATTATTGCGTCAATATAATTAATTTTTTCCTCAATAACAATTTTTTCAATCTCCAAAGCAAACTTTGAAGGAGTCATAAATTTATTTTCTATTGCGGTTTCTAAGTTTTCTTCTTTATTCTGTTCCATAGAGTTCCAATTTATCTCTAACAAACTTTCCAATATATTCGGAGAGTAATCTGATGTATTTTGATTTGTCATATTCTTCATAAACTACACATTCCCCGTTTTCACAGGACATTAAAATTACAAGTTTTTTCACAGAGATTCCTGTGAGTTCGTACAGCATACATCCGTAAGCCATGCACTGAACAAAATAATGCTCAATCCATTCCCTTGGTTTGGGTTTCTTTGATGTTTTAAAATCAATAATTGCTAGTTCACCATTATATTCTGCAATACAATCTACAGTGCCAGCAATTCCTAACCTTCTACTATACAATGCTCCTTCAAGAGCATGAATATTATTTATCTTTTTTAATTCTGGTTTTAAAATTTGAAAGAGAAATTTGGAAATTGGAAGAACTTCAGAATCATAATTAGTATTCTGAAGATAATGTTCAACCAGTGTGTGCATATCAGTGCCACGACTGGTTGCTTGCTTGGTTACCCTGTTGGCTTCCTCTTCCCCAACCTTTTTTCTCCAGTTTTCAAAAATATGCTTATTAAAATGACTAGTGACTGAAGTGATTGATACTAATTTAATTAGTTCATCATCAGAGGGAACTTTATAATACCGAACTCCATCAATAGTTTCCCTTTCAAGTTGGGGAAGAGAAATATCAACATGTTGAAACATTACATACCTACTTCTAGTTTTGAAATAATATATTCTTTGACGAATCCAGAGCGGACAATATCATCAATCCCAAATTCAACAATGTCAACAGATGACATATTTCTCAGAATTTTCATAAAATCAACGATACCGTTTCTCTCATTTGTCTTGATTAAGTCTGTTTGTGTTGCATCACCACAGAACATAATCTTTGAGTTGTCTCCAACTCGTGTCATTATACTATCAAGTTCATGAAAATTCAAGTTTTGAAATTCATCTACGATAATAATGGCATTATCTAGAGTTACACCTCTAAGGAATGAAGTACTCCAGAATTTAATCGTATCTTGAGCACAAAGATTTCCATAGAGCATTTCAAAATCCGAATCTGATGCCATTTCAAACATATACTTTACCATATTCTTATATGGAATTTGATAAAGTGCTGACTTATCATCGTGGTCACCAGGAAGAAATCCAATTTCTCTAGTAGGAACTAAAGAACGAACAATATAAACTTTTTCGTATGGACTCCTTTCGTTAAGAACTTCTTTGAGTGCATTATACAAGGTTATAAAGGTTTTACCCGTACCTGCACACCCATAAGCAACAATCGATTTTCCCTCCTTAAACGATGAAAAAAACTTCTTTTGATTTTCTGTAAGAGGGTCGATATCTATTAGAAAATCATAATTAAGAGGTTTTTTCCTCTTCATTTGCTTTGCTGTAAGTCCAATTCCAATTGGTTGTTCTGCTCTTCTTTTTCTTGCCATACTAGATTTTCTTTACTCTTGAACCAGGCATTTTTGCCGCACGTCCTAAAACATCATTCCATCCAGGGTTTCTGGCAACTAGCTTGTTTTGCCAGTCACCAACCTCCCCAGAACCTGGGCAAGTTGAAGGGTCTGACCAATCCCGATCCCAGTCAGGATTGTCTTTTTTCCACTGGTCCCAGTCATGAACACTAAGAACTATTTCCTTTTGCTCACCAGTTACTTTATTAATTACGGGATAAGTTGCCATTATTAGAAATTATGTAAATGTTAGGATATACGCACAAAATTATTTATGGACTCAGACGAGCACGATGTAGGCGTTTTTCTTCATAATACTTCCATACATTTGGTGCCCACTTTTCCAGTTCTGGAGCAATCTGTTCGCAAAGTGCCTGGATTTCAAGTTGGGCGTCCATTTTAGCACGAAGGTCAAGAATGTGAAGAATGGAACGAAGATTGGCAGAAACAACAAAGTTCTGACGAATTCCTTGTACTAGACCATCACGAATGTGCTCTTCACACATTCCCTTTTCATACTTTGCAGCATACCTCTTACATCCCTCATAGATGAAGTCCAGTTCATCATTATAGTCCGAAAGAGTCCATTCATACTTTTTACCCTTACGGTTGGTGTAGTACCCTGGAGGACGGATGTAGAACACGTCATCAACTGGAAGTTCATTCTTAGCAACTTGAACTACCCGTTTTCCAGTATAACGTTGAGATTGAACGTCAAATGTAATACCAGCACGATGAGTTCTTGCCTGAACCATTACATTGTGAACATATCCAGAAACGGAGAACGTAATGCAAGGATGCTCTAGTGGGCCATAATGACCACGTTCGTTTGCAAGAAGTTGTTCCACAATCCACTCACCACATTTTTGTGGAGAAGGGATTTCTTGGTCGTGAATAGGAATTTCAGAATAATCGCATTTTGCTGCTTGATAGATAACTTGCTCTGGAATAGGATACCCCTGAAGTTTTACAACTTGAAGACGGGGATCTAGTTCAAGAAGGTCTTTTGCTTTTACTGGTTTCATATTTTCCAAATCCTTTTGATGTTTTTTGTTCTAGTGTGGATAATTCTTCTTCCAACTGTCTTAGTTGGACTTTCATTTCCCGAAGTTTTTCAGGCGAAAAAAGATGCTCTTGTTTCAACAATCTTTTGAGCATCTTTACTAATTTATTTCGTCTTGTCATCACATCTCCCAATCATAATGACCATCTTCTTCTTCATAATACTCAACTTCATCAGTTGTTGTATAACTTTGTTTACCATAAACTTCAACCTTTAATGAATCAAGAAGAAGTTCCATATTCCGTATAATGAGTTTTACCTTTTCTCTGTCCATACCTCAAACTCTTACCTACCTATCATACACAAAAAAAGAGAGGGAGTCAACCCCCCTCAAAGTTTTTATCATAAATTTGCTCAAACCACTCAACTAAATGAATACCATAGCAGTGCCAATAATTTTGACCCCTATATGTTAAAAGATAACAAGCAGGTTCTCTGTCATCAATATTTTCTTCATGGTAATAATCTTCACTAATCACGCTACTTGTGGCTTTTTAGCCATATTAATTTCGGCGTTATGAAGTTTTTTTTGCTTTTTGTCTTTGTTTTTTAGATATTGAACGAAAGTGATTTTCATAAGGTTGCTCCTTTACTAATGAGTAAATTTGCGTTCCTTCCCTTTCGGTACTTCCGTCTCTATTCGCTATTCGCAAATAGCAGATGAACGACAAGAGTATTATACTCTTTCTACCATATGTATACACCCGTATTTGTAACATTTGTTACATTTTTATAAAATCTTAAGAACCTGAAAAATTTCTGGAGAATTTTTTCTCCGTTTTTTGAAATAAAAGGTCGATTTTTATTTTACCTTTCAATATAACTAAGGGTATGGTCTGTGGCACAAAGCTGGTGAATAATTATGTCACATCCAATCTTTGGATTGCAATCGCCACAGGTATAAACATCTACTGCTGCTTTACCCTCTTCTGGCCAAGTGTGAATACTAATATGACTCTCTGAGAGTAAGCACAAAACTGTAACTCCTTGTGGGTCAAACTTTTTTGATATCGTTTGACATACTGTTGCTCCACTTGCTGCAGCAGCATTTTCCAGCAAGTCAATAAGAAGGTGTTCATCGTTCAAAAGAACAAATGAACACCCATACAAGTTAAGTAAATAATGCTTACCCATTTTTGTTTATTTTCTTTTTTTAGATTTTGGTGCTTGGTATCCCCAGAGTTTAGGACTGATTTTTCCGTATCCAAAGTCAATATTATGGATACAATTGCCAATCTTATCGTAATACATATCAAAAATACGAACTCTTTTGCCCCTAACTAAGTCGTGAAAAAGAGTTCCATTTTGATAATAAGAGATAATATAGGTATCACTAGGAAGTTGTGTATTTTTCAACTCTTGTTGAGTACACTTTTCCTGCATAATTTCACAACCATAAAGTTTTTTTGAAAGTTCTTTCTCTTCTTTAGTCCAGATAGGAGCAGAAAAATCTTCATTGAATACTTCAGAATTTTCTACTTGCATTTCCTTTTCTGTCTTCATTTTTTGTTTGCTTCCCATAATAAATTAGTAAATTCAGCGACTACGATCATTCCAGACGATATCTGGATATGCCTCACTCACAATTTCTCTTGTGATATTGTATTTATCTTGGAGTTTTTTATCCTTTACTAAAATTAAAATCTCAGCTTCAAGGGGATGCAAACCTTCAAGAAGGTTAATAAACATTGTCTCTTTCTTCAGTTTTGATAACCCATCATTTCCACCTTTTACATAATTATAGAATTTAGTATATTCTTTGCGAATCGTAGTAACTTGCTTTCCAACCTCAGTTGCAGTTCCTAATGAATTTGAATTCAACTCCCCCATTTTGGCAACTGAATCTTCAATTTTCTCACTTAGAGTTCCACTAAATGAGGTTTGCTTATCAGTAGATGCATAAGGAACATCCCCAACTGGAAGGCAAGATTCAATGGTCTCATTAAAGTTCCAAATGAAAATTGCCTTTAAAGAGGGATCTTCATACTTTTTTAAAACTTCAACTTTTTTTGCTTTAGTTCTTTGTTTTGATGCTAGACCAAGAACTTCAAATGCAAATGGATTTGCTGGAAGTTCTACCACGGGCGTTGGAGTTGTCTTTATAGGAGTCTTTGCTCTTGGTTTCGTTTCAATCTTCTTCGCTGTCGTCTTCGTAGTCATAATCGTTTTCAAACCTCACGGCTAAAATTTCGTCTGGTATAACATTCCCATTTATATCATACATCTCAGGATGCATTGCAGGGATTTCTCTATAATTCATCATATATTCTCTAGCAACCCAACCACTTACAAGTCCAACTATAAAAAACAATACTGTTAAAAATGAACCAAATACTAAACTTGTTGCTAACATTGTTCTTCCTCGGGAAACTACTTGTTCTTCCTGATATTCAGGGAAAATTCAAATTTGATGGTAACTTCCCGTTTTAGAAAGCTAACCACCTTGTTTACATTAATGTGGCAGGTTTTTGGTTGCTTTCTTTTTCCTCCATTAAGAAACAATTCAAGTCCACGATTAACCTGGATATTTTTATTTAGGTCTGTCATTAAACGATTTTCTGTTCTTTTAAAAATCTAATAGTGTCACTACAACCACCCAATTTTTGTTCGCCACAGACAACTTGTGGGAAAGTTGCACCGTCACCAAACTTTGAATAAAATTCCATTTTTGTAAAATCTTTTCCCATTTTATACTCAATAACATTTTGTTTAGATAACCTAAGAACATCCTTTATTTTTATACAATAAGGACACCCCTCTTTAGAATAAACCGCAAAATTCATTTTTATGCACCTATTTGTTTTAATACAGTATTTACTTTATTCAAAAAACTATCATCCAATTGATAATTATTAAGAATTTCTAAAAGAATATCTTTACATTGATTATTTTTCCCCCACCACCAACTAGCAACTGCCTTTTCATAAAGAAGGCCGTGAACACCAGGATATTCTACATCAGTTTTAAGTGGTTGGCAAGTAAAATCGCAGTTATCCAATGCTTCAGATGCGTAGATGTAGCAATCTTGCCACCATTCCCTCTTTCCAGAAAATCTACTTAACAAATATCTTGCCTCTGGTCTTTCTGGATAAAGACACATTGCCTGTTGAAGAATTCCTTTTGCAGTTGAATCCCTAGTTCCTTGCCTATCGTAACAATTTGAACCGTGGATGAGTGCTTCATATGCAAGAAGTTTATCTTCACTTCTTTCAGCACACCTCAGAAAATAAGATAGTGCAGCAGCATTTTGACCATTCTTCTCATACCAAAGAGCAACGTTAAAGTTTAACTCTGCATTTTCAGTATCTAATGAGTATTCAGTAAGTAATTGCTCAATTTCGGATTTTTTATTTTTGGTAGTTACTTTAAACTTTTTAAACCTTTTACTTTGAGTCTTATTCTTCCACCAATTTAAAACAAGTTCATTTGATATCTGATGATTATTCTTCTGACCACTATTCACATCATCATCCATTCCAGCAAATGTTGAGGTAAATTTGTTATCTTCAACAAACAAAGGTCTAGTATAAGTCTTTCCCGTAGCAAAGAATAGATTTTCTACAAGTGGTTGAACATCACAATCAGGAATTTCTAAATGATAAGTTCCATCTTTATAATAGTTATTAATAACTCTTTCAGCGTGCCTTCTATTAATTAAGTATGCACTTACTGCCCAATCGTCCCACTGTCTATCACGAAGTTCAAAGGTATCAAACTCCTTTCTAATGGTAAGTAATTGAACACAATCCCAATCTGAGGGAAGACTATCAAAAAATTCCTTCCAAGTGAAATCCCAATACTTAACAGTTTCTAATGAAAGATCATCTTCACATACAAACAAACAATCTTCTTTGGTATTATCATACCACTCTTTGATTGCCTTTATATGAGATACTGCACACCCCTTTGTCCCATCATTTAATGTGTGAGAATACTTTCCAGTAACTATATCATTGCACTCAGCAAATCTTTTTGAAATTATAGATTTTGGGCGAATACAATATTCTGAGAATTGTGACTCTAAATTTTTTCTCCTATCTAGACTTTCCTCAAGAGAAATGTAACACGAGGTTGGGAATCCTGAAAGTTTATTGTCCAAAATAATCTTTTCTGCATAATAATGTTGCTCATCCATTTTTTGAATAATCCAATCCAACTTTTTAGTGGATTTATAATCAGTTGGATTTGAATACATTTCTTTATTTTTTGCAATATGACATTGCGCCAAATAGTAAGCGTGATTCCACTTTTCGTCACCATCCGCCATAGAATCAACTTGTTCTTTTTCACCAGTCTCGTAGAATCCCCTAAAGTGTTCAATTCTCTTATAATCTGAATGCGGAATGTGAATGCAATGATAATCGTAATTTATCTTATGATGATTCAATCCAAAAAGTTTTAATCTATCGCAAATATTATCATCATCATAAGCATAGAATGTATCAAACTTTTCATCATATCCACCAATTGCCTCAAAATCTTCCTTTGAAACTAACAAAAGACCTCTAAGATACTTAAAATAATCACTATAAAGATTTACATAATCTCTTATTTGATATATTGATAGTTTATCCTTCAGTAAAATAGGAACTCCAGTTTCTTCATCAACTATCTCCGGGTTTTCTATATTTGGATGCCCAGTTACAAAACTTCCAGTTTTAAGTTTATAAGTTTCAAAAAAATTATTATATGGATTTAAAATATAATCACAATCAACCTTTAAAATATAATCTTGTGAGGCAAATTTTGCTGCAAGATTTAATGGATGGGGGAGATTGAAATATTCTTCATTAAAAACATTTACTATTTTGATTCTATCATCAAGTTCTGACATTTCATTTATAGTTTGGTCAGAATCAGAATTCCAATCAACAATGATAATTTCTTTAATTTCATCAAATAATAACCAAGATGATAAAGAAACATACAAAGGTTTTTTTCTATTTTTATGTGCGCAAATTAATGATACGTTCATATTACAATCCAATTGGGAAGATATAAGTCTTTTGTATTCAAACTAGAATAATCATTTTGAAACCATTGGGATGGAGATATTGTTTTTTTACTTTTCGATAACCAAGAACCCCACCAACTAAATGAGCTATTTGCAATAATGTGATAGTTACAAATAGTCATTAAACATAAATCTATTACTTTATTATTTGTTTCTACAACTATAAATTGTGGAGAATTAAAATTCATTTTACACCACTCAATATCATCAGTAAAAACAAGAACTTTTCTTTTTGGTAAAATTTTTAAGGATGAATAATAATATTTTAAATTTAAATTAACAAAGTTAGTTTCTTGTAGATAATCCCCTCTACGAACATGAAGAGATATTATTTCATTATCACCATAAGTTTTTAGATAATGATAACACAATTTATATATTTCATCACTGAAAGTATATTCTTTTCTTAAAATATCTGAGACATTTTTAAAATATTTCTCAGATTGAAAATATCCACATAAATCAACATTGTTTGGACATTTGGAATACAAGTTTTCATCAAACTCAAATCCAAGTGGTTCTATTTTAACACTATTAGAATTTCCAAATTTAGTTGGTATTTTGAATATTTTATAAAATTCCAAATTATAATCTGGAATAAAATAATCATATCTATTTTTATCTGATATTCCCCTGAGAGCAGCATATTGAAACATTTGATTTCCAAGTCTGCCAAGATTTCCCAATGAACTAAATGTCAACGCCATCAAAAACAAAATTTACAAAATAATTAATAGGTACTCTTAGAATATATGCAGCATTGTCTTGATATCCAAATGTAATTAACATATTATCTTTGTATTCCGTCATCCCAACTGCAAATTCAATTTCCGCATTAATAAACGAAAATTGTCTGCTGACTTTTACAATATTCCAGTCTTCATCCCAAATTACAAATCTATGCCGATATGTACCATCCTTTCTACCTATAGCACTTTTAAATAAAAAGGTTTCATGAGTTAAGGAATAGTAATAATTTTTATACCTTAGAACCTGCGAACCACCACGTAAATCAATAGTTCCCAAGTCCTTCCAATTCTTTAAATGAACTGTAGTTGTAGTATTATTTTTTGGGTCATATCTTACAACTTCCGCACCATTAGTCCACTTTACATAATGGTAAGGTAGGTCAACGATTGGCATCCAATTTTTTTCACAATAAGAATCATCATTCCCAGGAGACGGAATTCTATGCTGTGATATTTCCTTTACACCATTATCAGTAAATACCATTTCAGAAAGTTCCATTCTTCCAGTACCTTTTTCATCAAGGTCTCTTCTTACACCAGTATTATAAAGTTTACCATTCCAACGGACAATGCGTGCATCTTCTAATCCAACAAATTCCCAAAGTTCTTTGTTCGGAAAATCAGAAGTATCAATGTGATGATATTCTTTAATGGTCATATCATCATTCATTTCACACATAATATTCCAAGTGCGAAGCCTCCAATCATTTTCTGGATGAATATAAACTAAAGGACCCCAAGGATGTTCAAAAACTTTTTTTTCAGAATGGTATAGAGTATAATTAATATTTCTAATATTCACTAACAATTTATCAGTTACTTTGTCAAAGTAAACTGAAGGATTTGTTAGAGATGGTCCTTTTAAATCCTTCGGTGGAATGGTTAATGGGTGAATACTTCCACCGTTTTGAATCACCAATTTTACAAAGTTTAACTCATCAACTGCCATAACTTAAATTATTTTTTGATATTTATCTTTAAGGTTTGATGCCATTATTTTTACAGTTTCAACTAAGCATATTTTTATATAATGAAATTCGATTTGATATGTAATATCCTTATCTCTAGTTAGAAATGTTGATAGGCCTTCCTTCACCCTCAGGAAGTGCTTTCTTATTTGGTCTGGGATTGAGACTTTCATTCTTAATTACAATAAACTTATCTTTATTTAAAGTACCAGCAACCTGAACTTCAAAACTATCATCACCAGTCCATCCAATGTCCCTCATAATTTGAAAAACATCTTTCATCACATAATCGTATTTGGTTTCTTCCTTTGAAGTTCGCATAAGGTCATTAATAAGTTTTTTATACAAATCATCAATATTCTTTTCACCAGACCTATAAGGATTTCCGTAAGTTTCTTTCATCGTAAAAATATTTTACTTTATGTATGGTAGCACAGACTTCTCAAGAAATCAACCCAGTAATAAAATCTCTGTCTGGTTGTAAGTTATCACGATTCTTAAGAATCGTTCCACCAAGACCATCCATTACCCAGAGATTTCTACCCTCTGACCATGCCCTACGAAGTCCTGGAACGTTACTTGCAAGTGCCCAGGCATGGTCTGTATCCAAAACCTGCGGACCCCTAAATCCGGGGACTTTACGCACACCTCCTGCTCTTGGAGAATTACTTGGAGCAATCCAATCAGCACCAACTCTTTTTAACCATGACTGGTCCTTATAAACACCAACAGCATAAGAAGCACCGACTGGTTTATCAGTCCACTTCTTCACCCAAGAAATAACTTTCTTCTGAAACCAATTAATACTATCTTTATGAAGTTCATTTCCAACCTCATAGATTACATTATTATAAGGTTCAAGAGTTTCCACAACTTTCTTTACGTGAGCACGTTGAAATGCATTCCAAGGTCCCTTTGTATGAACTTGTTGAGCACTATTTGGACCATCTTTTAGTCCATTGAATGGGTGATTTTCCCACCCACCACGGAAATAAGCATTAAAGGCGTGGTCAAACAAAACCACGCCTGTTACAATATCTTTTCTTTTTGCTTTCTTAACTACTCTCTCTAATCTATCATAATATCCTTGGTTTAAGGAACCATCACTATTCCAGGGAACATCACCAACTTTAGCAAGACCTTTTGTGTTTGAGCCATAAAACATATTGGTCAAATCAACTGCTCTGGTCTCAACAGTCCATAATCTAGTAAAGTTTCCAGTCAACTTATTCAGTGAGATAACTTCTCCTGCCATTGGTTGGACTGTATTCCAGGTGTGATTTCCTGCCAATCGATAAGGATTTCCGTCGATTATAAAATCACTTTTTTTTACTGCAATCTCGTTTAAGAAGTCCATTGTAATAATCCTTAACAACAGACTTATTTAGAAAGAGATTGGGCCAAGTATCTCTAATGATTTCTGCCAGTTTATAGGGTGTTTCTGAATTAATCATTCCTAAATTTCAGTGCTTCCTCATAATCTTTCTGAAAGATTTCAAGACCCTTATCAGTCATAATGTTCTTATACATCTTCCAGAATACTAGTGGTGGAATTGTCACAATATCAGTTCCAGCAAGAGCAGCCTTCTCTACTTGATAAACATCACGAATAGATGCTCCAAGGATTTGAGGAGTAACCTTTTTCCACCAAGAAGAGTTATCAAAAGTCTTGCGAATATTCTTGATAAGTTCAATGCCATCAACAGAGTTATCAAACCATCTACCAACAAATGGTGAGATGTAAGTTGCTCCTGCTTTACCAGCAAGAATTGCCTGAGCAACAGAGAACACCAGGGTTACGTTAGTTTTTTTTCCAGTGGTTGAGAGTTGCCTACAAGCATTAAGACCTTCTACAGTGCAAGGAACTTTGATAGTAACCGATGGGGCAATTGAGTAATACCTCTGTGCCTGCATAAGCATCTCCCCAGCAGTATCACCCACAACTTCAGCAGAGATACTTTCAAGTTGTGGACACTTATCATAAATTTCCTTTACTACATCAAGAAGTTCCCTACCACTTTTTAGAATAAGAGATGGATTAGTAGTCACTCCATCAATCAGTCCAGTATTATAAGCGGGGACGATTTGGTCAATATCAGCAGTATCTAGAAAGATTTTCAAAGATTTTCCTCCTGTTCAGTTTCAATTACACAATCAGATTTTGGATAAGCAACACAGAGCATTGTGAATCCAGCAGCAAGTTGGTCATCGTCAAGGAACGATTGTTCCTCATTATCAACTTCACCACTGATTACTTTGCCCGCACAAGAAGAGCAAGCACCAGCACGACAAGAATAAGGGAGGTCAACTCCAGCTTCGTCTGCTGCTTCAAGAATATATTGGTCTTCAGGACATTGAATAACTTGTTCAGTTCCATCGGGAGAACGAAGAGTAATAGAATAAGTCATAGTTCAGTTAGTGTGATTTTTGTTGTTTTTAGTTACAGTATAGGCATAAATCATTGAGGCAACTCCCCCAACGATTGCGAGACAGCATACAAACATATGAATATAGTCGTTGTGATTGTGATGCATTATGAGACGTGAATAGTAGCAACCATTCCAGCACCTTTATGAGGACCACACCAATAAGTGTAATCTCCAGGTTCTGTGAATGTAATATCAAAACTTTCTCCAGGGGAGAACAAAAGTCCATCGTGAGAAAGTTCTGGATGGTCTTCAACAATCACATTATGTGGTGGTAGCATACCATTTACAAAATGAACTGTTTCTCCAACAGCAATTGTAGTATCTGCGGGTTCAAAGACCAAGTTACCATTACTTCCCATAGTAATGTCTAATGCCCAAGAAGGAAGTGCAAAAAATAAGGACGCAAATAAAACGATAAGAAACTTCATAATAGTTATTGAAACTTAACTTATCTATAGGAGTTTCTTATGTTTTAAGTGATTATGTTAAGAAATACTAATATTATGAATCACCAAGAGAAAAATCTTTTAGTGACGTAGAAGAATTGTATTCTTCCAGTGCTTCTTTTACAGAGTCTTTGATTTGTGTTTTAGAAACAAAAACATTATCTTTCTTATATTCTGAATGAAGAGTCTCAAATGTTTCAGTTGTCTCATACATTACAGTATTTGTAACATCTGAAAGAAACTTTAGAATCCTTCCGTCCAAATGGTCCATACCATATCCTGGGAGAAACTGTTGTAGAGTTTTGTTAAAGATTCCCCAGTAGGTAGCAACCTTTTGTTCATAGAGTTCATAATACTCAC